AATCGGTGCGCCTTGCGGATCGAGCCGCGAACTCCGTGAACGGATACACGGCAGTTCGCTTCCGAGAGATACTTGGCGAAGGTGTCGCCAACGGTGAAACAGTTCCGCAGTTGGCCGATCGCGTCAAAGAGTGGGCCAAGGCCGAAGGCGACGCAGAGCGCCAGACGAAGCGACGCGCCTTGACCATCGCTCGAACGGAATCACAGAGAGCAAGCCGACGCGCTGAAGTCGAAGCATGGAAGGCATCTGGAGTCGTGACGGGAAAGACTTGGCTTCTCGCGCCTGATCCGTGTGAGTTCTGCGAGGCCGCGTCGGAAGCGTTCTCGAACAACGCAGTCGACATCGACGGCTCTTTCTACGAGCAAGGCTCGGAGATTCAAGGCAAGGATGGAGGCACAATGGTCGCGGATTACGAATCGATCGACGGGCCTCCTTTGCATCCGAATTGCCGATGTTCGCTGATGCCGAAACTCGACGGTGAATACCAAAGCATTCTCGATGAAGCATTGGCCGAGCAAGAAGCCGAGATGGCGCTGAACCAACCATGGAGCGGAGAATGAAGATCGAACTCAAGCGCAAAGCACTCGGAGCGCAACTCTCGCAAACCGCGAAGGGATTCTCTGCTGTGATCACGGCAGAGACGCTCGATCGCGACGGAGAAGTTCTGATTCCGAGCGGCATGAACTCCAAGGAGTTTGAGCAGAACCCAACGCTCTTCTGGAATCACGACTACTCAGAGCCAGTCGGAACGACGACGCAACTCAAGCGACGAGAGCGAGACATCCTCGGCGAGTTCGTCTTCGCGAAGCGACCAGATGGCTACGCAGGAGAGTTCTTCCCTGAAGTCGCCGCGGCGCTCGTCGGCCAAGGCATCGTTCGCGCCGTCTCTGTTGGGTACGTTCCAGAAGACGGCGGTATTCGTCGCGCCACAGATGCAGACCGCAAGAAGTACGGCGATGCTGTGAAGACGATCTACTCGCGTTGGAAGTTGCTGGAGATCTCGCTTGCACCTTTGCAAGCGAATCCAGAAGCGCTTATCACAGCCGTCAAGAAAGGCATCGTGTCGCCCGCAGGCGCGAAGCGTTGGTTCGGTATCGAAGCACCAAAGCGCACTGTCGTTTCGATTTCGATCCCTGCGCCCTCATTCGCGCAGAAAGCCAAGCCGATTATTCAAGAGGCCGTCGCTCGCGAGATTGCTCGCGCTCGCGGCTCCATCTATCTCTGATACCGCGGTCGCGCTCACGGCACTTCGCTTGAAACGCTTCCTTACGGGAAAAGAAGTGGATGTCACACGGAGTTTTTGAAATGAAGACGATGAATCTCGATCAGTTCAAGGCCGCGCTCGATCGCGCCGCCAAGATCAAAGGCGCTGAAGGCGTCGCGCACCAGAAGAAGTTGATTCTCGAAGGCTACATGGTCACCGATGCAGAAGGCATGATGGTCGACCCTGAGAACCTCGACGTCGTCATCAAGGCCGCCGCGCCTGAGACTGACGCGATGAATGAAGAAGAGAAGGAAGAGATGATCAAGAGCATCCGTCGCGAAGTCGCTTCGCGTCTGGATTCGATGCCTCGTGGTCTCTCTGTCGTCGGAAACGTCGACGAGAAGCCATGGGAGAAGGTCGCGACCTACTCGAACAAGGTCAAGAGCTTCTCCTCGAGGGAGATGGCATGGAAGTTCGGCACGTGGTGCCTCGCGACCATGGGCCACAAGAAGTCGCTCGACAACTGCCGCAACCACGGCATTCAGATCAAGGCACATACCGAAGGCGTGAACTCGCAAGGTGGCTTCCTTGTTCCTGACGAGATGGCCGCTGAACTGGTGACTCTCCGCGAGCAGTACGGCGTGTTCCGTCGCAACGCGAAGATCTACCGCATGGCATCCGACACGCTCCGCATCCCACGCAAGAACACCGGATTGACCGCGTACTGGGTTGGCGAAGCCATCGCAGGCACCGAGTCGACCATGGGCTTCGACTCGATCCAGCTTGTCGCGCACAAGTTGACCGCGCTCACGACCGTCTCGAACGAACTGCTCGAGGATAGCGTGATCGATCTTGCAAGCGATGTTGCGAACGAAATCGCGTACCAATTCGCCTTCAAGGAAGACGATGCAGGCTTCAACGGCGACGGTACCTCTTCTTACGGCGGCATCGTTGGCCTCAAGAATGCTCTCACGGACACGACCTATCAAGTCGCGAATTCAAGCGGCAACTCAAAGGCTGGCGTTACCCGTGACGAAATCTCGAGCGCGCTCGCGATCCTTCCTCAATGGGCCTTCCAGCGCAACAACGTCAAGTTCTTCTGCAACAAGTCGACCTTCCACGCGATCTTTGAGCGCCTCGCGCAAGGCGTTGGCGGAACGACTATGGCAGAACTCTCGAACGGACTCGCGCCGCGATATCTCGGATATCCAGTGGAGTTCTCACAAGCGATTCCTCATCCGGGAGATAGCGACAACAACGTCGCCTTCTATGTCGGAGATCTTCAGCAGGCGTGCTATCTCGGCGACCGCCGATCGACCTCGATCGCGTTCTCTGACTCGGCGCTCAATGCGTTCGAGCAAGACGAGCGCGTCGTTCGTGGCACTGAGCGCGTCGACATCGTTTGCGCCAACGTCGGCAGTTCTTCGGCCGCAGGCGCGATGGTCAAGTTCACCCTCTGATCCGAAGGAGGATCTCTCATGGTTCCTGCAAGCAAATACGTCACGCTCAACGCCAGCGGAAGTACTTCCGGTATCACGACTCTTACCGGAAGCATCGACACCCGCGGATACTCCTACGCTCAGATTCTCGTCGTCGCAAGCTCAACCGCGGCCGTACACACGACCGCTGCCAACAATGCGCTCGAGGAGAGTGACGACAACAGCAGCTTCTCCGCGATCTCTGCTGCTGCGTCTGGAACGGGGTACACGCCAACGACCGTCACCGTCGCCTCGACTGGCCCGAAGATCGTCTACAACGTCGATCTCCGAGGTCGAAAGCGATACCTGAAGGTGACTGCCGGACTGGCCGCAACTGCCAACAGCATCTCTATCGTTGGTGTGCTCGGACGTGGTTCCGATGCTCCGACGAGCGCGAGTGAGCAGAACGCCGCGTATCAGGTCTCGATCTGATACACGCTAGAAATGCCTCTTCCTCTTGTAGGGCCGGAGCAGGATCCATGCTCCGGCCCTATCATTTTGGAGCCGCAACGGCAGGAGACAACATGGAAGAAAAGAAGAGTGCATGTGACATTGGAAACGGTCTCACAAAGATCAAGACCGAGGATGCGATCGCATGGCTTCGAGGGATCGCAGAGCAACTCAAAGACGGTGGGGAGTTGCGTCTAGAAGTTCCCGACCTCGATGGCATCATCAAAGCCTATGAGCAAGGAGAATCCGAAACAGAAGAGATGCTTCTCGGCGATGGCGCAAAGTCCATCTGGAATCGAGAAAAGCTTTCTCGCGTTCTCAATCTCGCAGGCTTTGAGGTGTCAAGAGGTCGCGATGGCTGGTCTTGGAATGCAACGCGCACGAATCTTTCAGTCGTTGCGCGAAAGTTCTCGCGGCCGTCTCCATCGTTTCCCATGAAGGACATCGAGTGCATCATGTCTCTTCCTCGCGTTTGTTGGACGGACACTCAAGGCGAGGTGCATCAGGCGGCTCACAAGTTGGGTTTCAATGTCACACGGGCGACCGGCGTTTTTTGGGGACAATGCTTGCAACGTCTCATCGAGCAGATGTTGAAGAGCGAAGAAACGAAGTACATACTCACGATTGATTATGATTCGATCTTCGATGCAGAGGACATCATTCGATTGTGGCAAGTCATGGAAACCAATCCAGATGTTGCCGCGCTCTGTCCTTTGCAGATCGGCAGGGACAAAGATCTTCCGCTCTTCTCGATTCGTGCTCCAGATGGATCGCTCCTCAAGGAAATGACCGAAGACAATCTCTATACAGACGCGCTCGACGTGAACACAGGTCACTTCGGATTGACGCTGATTCGTGCTGATGTTCTGCGAGGATTGAAGCGACCGTTCTTCCAAGGCATTCCAAGTCCAAATGGTGACTGGGGAGAAGGCCGCGTCGATGACGATATCTTCTTCTGGAATCGCCTTCGAGAAGCGGGAAAACGCATCTGCCTCTGTCCTCGCGTTCGCATCGGCCATCTGCAAAATGTCGTGACGTGGCCTGGGGAAGACTGCCGAGCGATCACGCAATATCTCACGGACTATCACGAGAACGGGAGGCCGCGACAATGCATGACCTTCTGATGATCTTGCGGAACTGCTCGATACAAACGGATTCCGGTCGAATGGATCTTCGTCCTGGGGCGCTTGTGAATGTTCCTCCAAGTGTTGCAGAGAATCTCATCTCGAAGGGTTACGCTCGACATGCTGTGCCACCAGCGCCGCTCTTCGTGAACTCTACCGATCCGCCGAAGAAGCCGAAGAAGACAGCAAGGAGAGCCGATGGCAATCTCGACGAACAGTCTGGTCACGCTCACGACGCTCAAAGCGTTTCTCGGAATCACAACGACGACGGACGACGCGATTCTCGAAGCGACGATCGATCGGTCGAGTGACTACATTCGTCGATATTGCGCTCGAAACTTTGTCTCTGCTCGGTACTACGAGTGGAAAGACACCTACGGCGCGAATCGCATTTCACTCCGCCACAATCCAGTGACGAACGTGCGGTTTGTCGGTGTCGGTGGCGACAACGTGATGAGCGTCAACTCGACGATCTCGAGCGATGTTGCGGCGACTATCTCGGTCAATGACGTGCATGTGCATTTGTTCCGTGTCGACTCCAACGGACAAGAGCACTCGACGACTCTGACTTTCGCTTCGCACGACACGACCAACGAGCTTGCCACGCAGATCTCGGCGACGACTGGATTCGCGGCATCCGCGCTGTTGAATGTGAAGACGCACTACCTTCGCAAGTTGGCCGGTCGTGATCTCAAGCAGCAGACATGCCTGCTCGAGGCTCCGACGGAAGGTCTCACCGACTACACGGTCGACTACGATCGCGGCATCATCTATGGCCCGACGCTCTCGAGGTATCAAGGAATCCTCGTGGACTACACGGGCGGTTTCGATACGGTGCCGTACGACATCCAGCAAGCGACGATCGAGATGGCGACGCGCCTTTACCGAGGTCGCAAGCGAGATCCAGGCCTCGCGAGCGAAAGCCTCGGTGGCTACTCGTACTCGACTCGATCTGTTTCGGAAGTCGATGCATCGACGAAGATGATCCTCGACGGATACCGGAGGCTCCGATGAGTATCGAGAGCCTCATCGATACATTCGGAAAGACGTTGTACATATATCCGCCGCGATATAGCGACGCTTCCGATGGCACACAGAGCAGAACCTACGACACCTATACAAGTGGCGTGGGCTTCGTTCAGCCGACATCGATGACGCAGATCGTTGCGCAGGATCGACTCGAGGGAAGAACGACAGCGGTCATCTATTTCAAGAGCGGAACGAGCGTCGGAATTGATTTCGAGATCAAGGACGACATCCTCGGTGGCGCTCGTCGATGGCTTGTGACTGGTGTCACGAATCCAGCGATCCTAAATCAGACAGGAGCGCGGCCAGACCTCGATATGGTTGTCGTCGACTGCATCGAAGTCACGCAGGAGGATTCCTTGTGAGCGACGCGAAGGTGCGGATCGAGAAGCTGAAGATCAAGGCCAAGCTTCAAGAGGCCGCGCTTTCTGCCATGGCTGTCTCGATGATCTCGGCATCTGCGCTGCTTCGGAAGCGCCTCTCAAAGCCTGGAACGGGTCGCATCTATCGAATCGGCAAAGGAAAGAAGAACGGCAGGAATCTTCGAGAGACCGGATACCATCGAGCCTCCGCCGCGGGTCACTCGCCAGCCGTGAACACGAATCGACTTCGATCATCATGGTCGACGGAACGTCTCGGCGTGAAGCAGGATTCTTTTGCGAGCGTGAATCAGGACACGAACAAGACTGTCCTGCGGCTCGGCTCGTCAGTGCCATACGCGCGGATCCTTGAGTACGGCGGAATGACTGGACGCCGTCGGAGAACCAAGATCCAAGCGCGTCCATACATCAGGCCGACGCTTCCGTTCATCGCGAAGATCGTTCCGAAGATCTTCTCTGAAGCCATCAAGCGGAGGTTCTCGACGTGAGTAAAGCCATCCTCGACGCTCTCAACTCTCGGCTCGACTCGACGGCATCGCTTCTCTCGATCGTCGGATCAAAGATCTACCTCCAAGAAGGGCCGCCGGATGTGAATCCGCCTCTCCTCGTATACAAGGCGACGGCGGTACGTACTTTTCCCTACTTCGGAGCGGTGAGTCGAGTCGAGATCGATCTTGACTTTGTCTTTCATCTCGGCAACGTCGGAACAACGACGGGATACACGGCAGCGGCGGCACTCGCGACGGCGCTTTCGACTCCTCTGACATCCGTGACGGGCTACGACCGAGTTCGATTCACGCAGGTCGAGAGCGGCGTACCCTCATTCGACGATGATTCT